CGCCGATTACGCGATTAACCAGCGCCACCAACGCTTCGCAGTTCTGCAGCCCGAAACGGGTCAGCGTGGTGTTGTCTATCACGCACGCCAGCTGATTGATGGTAATCGCCGCGACATTCGAGCGGTGCCCGTAACTGTAGTTGTCAGCGCCCCGCGGCGGGCTGGTAACTTGGCCACGGGCCACGTTGTGGACCTGCCGCACAGTAAGATTCGCACGCTGCTCAAATCGCTTGAAGAGCCGAGCATTCTTGAACTGCTGGGCTTCCAGCTCGCCGTCTTTGGCCTGGTTACAGAGCCGTACACGATCATCCTCGGTCAGCCTAACGGGCGCCGCGCGATTACCTGTCCTACGGCGCTGCGTTCCGGGCGTGGAACGCGTGCGCGTCTGCTCGGCGTTAGCCCGCTTGGTGATCTCCTTGAGCACCTTACGCCAGACAGGGCAGTCATCCATGATGTCGTTGCGCGCGAAGTTCACCTTGAGCGGCTTCTTCGTCACGACGTCACCGCCTACACCGTACTTGTACCGGTAGTAGGAGATCACTTTGATGCCCTGGTTGTACACGCGCAGGTCTTGGTTCGCCCGATACCGAATATCGGCCTCCGGCGTCTCGACGTCCCACGGTACGCGGGCGCGATTGGCGACGAACTTGTCACCGTTCAGCGTGGCGTTCAGCTCAACGTACTTGGCGTTGCTCTTGATCTCTTCCTGCAGCTGCGACAACTGGGTGTGCGACAGCTGCTTGAACAGCTCTACTGTGACACTGCACCCGTCGCGGTGGTCCAGGCCCTCGGTAAGGTGGTAGTCCAGGCCGTCGCGCTCGATGTTGACGACCATCTCGAATTCGCCTGAGCGCCAGATGTTGTGGCCGAAAGCGAATAGCTGGCCACGGCCCATCCGGAACGCTCCGAATGTCTTGTTCTCTCGTGCCTCATGCATCTTGCCGAAGACCTCGAAGAAGTCCTCGATGTCGCTTCGGGAGCGGAAACCCTTTCCGTTGTCCCGAATCGTCAGCATATTTCGCGTGAGTTCGATCTCGCATGTGGAGGCGCCTGCGTCGATGGCGTTCATGACGCCCTCGATCGTGGCTTTCCACAGGCTGCCGGCCTGACGTTTGATTATGTCAACCAGCAGTTGTTGGTCCATTTTGAAGCTACGTCGTTCTCTGCTCATTCCTCTTCAGCGAAATGCGGCGAGGCGCCCTGTTCTCGGTGGCGTCTTCTTTGACCTCCGGCGGCTCCTCGTCGTGGGTATGGTAGCGGGGGTGGCGATACAACACGCGATTCCGAACGGTTTCCTCGATCTTGACGATGTTGTTCATCAGGATTGCAGGCCCGCTTTCGGACTTGCTGTTGTACAGCATGATTGGAACCGTCTGGTCCCCGTCGCTAAGAGATATGTACCCCTCATCGTAGTCGCCCCAAGCACGCCCGGTCAGCGGGTTGCCGTAGTAGATACGGAAGCGCATCCTATCGATGCGCAGCGCCAGGCGTATTTGGAAGAAATCGATGATCGCCCTAGGCACGTGTGGGCCGTAGAGCTCAGGGTAGTACGTTGCAGCACGCAACTTAGCTCGAGAAATCGTAGATGGTAGCGTCGTCAGGGAGTCCTGGGTATCTTCCACAGAGGATCTTGAGCGCGTGTTTGTAGGTGTCGACGACATCTTCTCTGGCTTGTCTTGAAACCTCGTCCACAAGGATGTTCAGATTCACGCGGTCGCGTTCGACGTGGTGAAACGTCATGACGAAGCCGCGCTTGCGGTACTCGTCGAAAGCGGACCACAGTTCCTGGTGTGAACGTCGCGACTCGGGCCGGTTGCCGGCCGTTGCCACGATCTTGCTGTCAGTCACTATATGGATCTGCATCTGGCGGTTGACCGCCTGCAGTTCTCTTCGCCGGTGTCGTCCCGGGCCGTCTCGCCCGGTATACCAGCTCAGCGCATGCAGATACGGAAACAGCTCGCCTAGCGTCACGGTGCCAGTATTCATGGCGCCGTAGAACAGCTTGCGCGCGCCGCTGTATCTGTCGATCAGTACGGCTGCCCAGCCTGCACCCATCTTCCAGCCGAGCCCGGACCCATCACCGATGATGATGGTGTCCCACTCAGTTATCTTCAGGTGGGCGCGGAGGTCGGCCAAACTGGCCAGTCCGGGAAGCAGGTGCTTCTTGCGCTTCTTTGCCGCTGTGCGCGTTTTCGTCTCTGTTGTCACTTTGTCTCGCCCTGACCGCCTCTTCGGCAGCCCTAAAGAACTGGGAGAGTCCGCGGCCTAGCACACCCGGCAGCTCAGCTGCTGTAGCGCCCAGGCGGCAGACTATAGATGGATCTTGCAAATCTCCGAAGGCCAAATGCGCCGGCACACCCGTAAGCTCTGGGGCGTACAGCAGCGCGACGGCAGCGCCGTCCAGCTCCGGAAACTCCTCGATCAGCTGTCCGAACATTTCGTGCAGACGTGCATTGATCTCTTCGTCGAATCGCTTACGTTCCGCCATCCGGCAATCGCTCCTTAATGAACCGCAGGATCTCAGCCCCTACCGCATCCCAGTCGAAGTATGGCCGACGGCCGTCCTCTGGGAAGATCAGCGGAGCGCCAGCTGCGGCGTCGTCGATGTAGTAGTGCGCGTATGCCTTGTTCGAAGTCGTCCAAGGTTGCGGGTTCTCATTCAGCAGATCGAACTCGACGCCGACCGATTCGCAGTAATCGACAGCCTCGGTCAGCACACTGCCTTCTACCTGATTGTCGCTCCGCATGGTCCAGAGGATGAGGGTCGCCCCTGCTTCCTTGAACTTCTTCAACCACTCCAGCGCCTGCGGCACGGGTGGGCCAACATCGGGGAATCGATGCTCTACGATCGTGCCGTCGAAGTCGACGGCGATATACACCTTACGTCCTGGCATTTTGTTCCTGTGATCAAGTTTCGTCCGGGTCGAATATCTCTCGATTCTCGTCCAGGACATCCAGCCGCCGTAGCGGCATGGCCTCAGCGCGGCGCTTGGCCGCGTCTACGTCCTCAGTGTCAACGACTGCCAGGGCGTCCATCGTCACGCGTACGGGTATCTCAAAGGTAGGCATCAGTCGTTCTCCGGATCGTTGTCGATCGGCAGCGCTGCGGTGAGCGAGCCAATCAGTAGTGAAACACGGGTAGCCGCCAGGGAGTAGACTGGCAAGTACCAGACTACGTCCCACGGCGGCGACAGCCATAGGCTTGGTACGTAGAACAGCACCACGAGCCAGAAAGCAGCATGGTACGACAGACAGACGCGGCAGTTGACGAGCCAGGCCAGCTTGGCCCAGAACCAATCCCGCCGCGGCCGTTCGATCGGCTCCGCCATGACCGATATCCAGTCACGGAACTCTTCGAATAGCCCGCCTTTGTGCAGCCAGGCGTTCGCGAGAGCGCCCGTAGCAAGAAAGAGTACCACGAAGTCTAGCAGGTGCATGTCCTATTTTCCTTTACGTCGACCTTGTCGTCGATCCTGGTCCGCTTGTGCGAAACCTTTGGCAGCATGGAACGCCATGAATAGCGCGCCACCAACGATCAGCAGCGGTATCAGCGACTCGATGCCAGCGATCATGAATGCGATCAGCAAAGCAATTGCGAGCATACCGGCTGCCATTTTCGCCCACTCGTCGAACATGAGTTCAGCCCTCTCAAGTCCATACGGTCTGGTCAATATTTACAGCGAACCCCGCTGGGGCGCTACTTTCGGTCTTCGCATTCACGCAAGACCTATGCTATCTTGCTATAGATAGCAAACCACCATACAAATTACCCAGACCACCAGCAGAGCGATCCAGAACTTCTTCGTATGTGACCAGACATGACCACAGTATCGTTCGAAGGACTCGAACTTTTCCAGGTCATCACTCTTAGGACCATCCTCCATGTCTTCTGACTCTCCAGTCTTCGACGAACCGATTGCGCTAGAAGGACTCCTGGCGCAAGCGAAAACAGTGTTCAATCCCGATGAAAACTCTCGAATAACGTCCACCGACCAGGTGGCCGCCTACAATAAGCTGTTGCGCACAGGCCAGGTAGATACCCTGGCGCACGCGCTACCGCTTATGTTGAACCTCAAGGGTAATCCGTACACCCTGAACGACCACTTTCCTTTCGAGGAAATCTTCCGGTTCCACATGCCGTCGGCGCTGATCTACAAGACCGGCCGGCAGGTGTCCAAATCTACATCTCTGGCAGCGCACGGCGTCGTTACGTCGATCTCGCTGCCGAACATCACCACGCTGTACGTCATGCCGCTCTTCGAGCAGGTGCGCCGTTTCAGCACGATGTTTGTGCAACCATTATCGACCAATCGCCGGTCAAGAAGCTCTGGACGGGCACGGACACCGTGAACAGCGTGCTCCACCGCAGCTTCCACAACCATTCGAAGATGCTCTTCTCGTTCGCGTTCCTGAACGCAGACCGTATCCGCGGTATTTCCGCGGACAAGATGGCGGTCGACGAAGTCCAGGACATGAACCACGAGCACATCCCCATTATACGCGAAACGATGTCGGCAAGCCCGTGGGCCTTCCGACAATTTACCGGAACGCCCAAAACGCTCGACAATACGCTGGAAGCGCTCTGGGGTGAGTCGTCCCAAGCAGAGTGGTTTGTGCCGTGCATGCACTGCACGACCAACGGCGCGCCGACCTGGAACATCCCCACAATGGAGTTCCACCTGGAGAAGATGATCGGGCCCTACCGCCCAGACATCTCCGAGGCGCATCCGGCAACGATCTGCCACAAGTGCGGCAAAGCGATCAGCCCACGCCTCGGCCGGTGGGTGCACAGATACCCTGATCGGATTTGGGATCAGGCGGGCTATCACGTGCCGCAGGTCATAATGCCGCTGCACTATGCGAAACCTGACAAGTGGGCAGAACTACTTGCCAAGATGGCCGGTAAGGGCAACACCCCGCTGAACGTGTTCTTCAACGAAGTGCTGGGCGAATCGTACGATACGGCAGCCAAGCTCGTGACGCTGACCGAGATCGACGCGGTGTCAAACCTTGGCGAGAACACCATCAACGCAGCGCGCGCCCGCCGGGGTATGTACAGCATGGTTGTGCTGGCAGTCGACTGGGGTGGCGGCGGTGAGAAGGGCCTGAGCTTCACGACGGCTGCCGTGTTGGGTATGCGCCGAGACGGCACCATCGAGGTCATCTACGGCAAGCGCCTGCTGACGCCACACGACCACCTGCGCGAGGCTCGAGAGATCAAGCAGCTCTGGGAGATCTTCAAGCCCACGATACTGGCGCACGACTACACAGGCGCCGGTGCGCTCCGCGAGACGTTCCTGATCCAGGCTGGTGTGCCCACGCGGGCCACGATGCCTTGCCAGTACGTCCGCTCGGCGTCGCAGCAGCCGTGCTACCACGTGGCGCCTACGCTGCAGCACCCACGCTCGCACTACCGCGTTGACAAGAGCCGCTCGCTGTTGCTCACCTGCGCGATGATCAAATGCCGACGGCTCAAGTTCTTCAACAAGGACCACAATAGCAAGGAAGACCCAGGACTCATCTGGGACTTCTTGGCCCTGGTGGAAGACAAGGTCACCACGATGGCTGCGGGCGAGATCTACCGGATCACGAAGCAGCCGGGCTTCACCGACGACTTCGCGCAAGCTGTGAACCTGGGATGCGTCGCAATGTGGTATCGCACCCGCAGATGGCCAAAGCTTGACGAGATCGCCGAGTACGCCATCACGGACGACCAGCTACGCGCGTCGGTGCCGCAGCACGACTCCGACTGGGACGACGAGCTACTGCCAGGCTAGTCATCCCATTCCTCGATCCGGTAGCCAAGGAACTCGAACAGCTGATCGTTGGGCTCCCTGTAGACGTCCGCCAGCCGCTGGCGCATCTTAGCGCGCATAGGCGGATACTTCCGTCGGTAGTTACGCGTATGGGGCAGCTTGCACCCAGCCAGCCCAAGCCACGCGAAGACGTCGTTCGTGGTGCGGGCGCTGTCAATACGCATGCGCTCGTTCACGATGATTAGCTGTTGCTCACGTGGGTAGAATTCCGTGAGTACCTTGAGTTGTTTAGCGTACAGCCCGCGTCGGATACAATCGAGCTCGCCGCGCAGCGTAAGCTCTTTGTCGACATCCGGCAGCTCTTCGTTGATAAACTCGCGGAACGAACGGCCTTTTGCGCTGCCGCCGCGCCGTGCTAGTTGGTACTGCGAGTAGCACCGATCAATCGGGTTACGTAGCACCATGATCAGCTTGACCTGCGGCAGCACTGTATGCATGCGGGCGATGTGCGTCCGGTGCAGCATGTATCCGGGTGTCTTCTCGCCGCAGACGCGTCCGCGACTGCCGTTGAACTGCCGTACGTACCAGGCTACGCCGCGGTCCCAATGCATATCAAAGAAGTGCAGCTCCTTGCCTGGAAAATAGACGGCAGGATGTTGCTGCATATTGGACACCAGCGCGGTGGTGCCGCACTTCTGCGCTCCCGCTATCACAAAGTATGGTAGTTGCATAGCTACTCCTGGTTAAGGTCCGCCATGATCGTTGCACGCGCATAGGTACCTCCTTATGCATGAAAAAAGCCCCTTTCGGGGCTAGGTGGCTGGAGGGATTTGAACCCTGCTCCTTCAGCGCCACAAGCTGACGTGCTGCCTGGTACACCACAGCCACAGTGGCCCCACTAGGAATCGAACCTAGACCTGACGGTTAAGAGCCGCCTGCTCGACCTTCGAGCTACGGAGCCAATTTTGTTCATATGATCAAGATCCGCCACACGGAGTTGAACCGTGTCCTCCGGCTTACCATGCCGGGCTCGTACCAGTCCGAGCTCTGGCGGAAAACAGCCCTAAGATCCGAGGGCAGGAATCGAACCCGCACCTGCTGAGTACGAAACAGCTGTTCTGCCGTTAAACTACCCCGGATCATCAGCGGAAGAGTATCCAAAACATGCCCAACACCACGATCCCAACAATGACATCGCGCGCTACGTCAGGCCAGGTGGTGGCCTCCGCAAGCAACATTTCCATGACAAACCTCCTTTGTTAGTCAGTGGTCCCACTAGGAATCGAACCTAGACCCGCTGCTTAAAAGGCAGCAGCTCGACCTTCGAGCTATAGGACCGTAAGTAGCGGTGGACGGATTCGAACCGCATCTTCCGCAGGGGCTACCCACGGCGCTCTACCTGACGACTACCGACCCCGCAGCCCGTGGATGTGACGTCACCATCCGGGACCCGATCGCCCAGACGAATGTTCACGCCCTCGACGTGTACTTTGTCTCAGACGCTTCATTTGAGCTACACCGCCATAAGACGGCCGCTAGGACCACATCTTTCCTGAATGCGTTATTTCAGCACGCAGCCAAGTCGCTCCGCTCGGGGTCGAACCGAGACCACTGGATCATGACTCCAGCACACTGCCAATTATGTTACGGAGCAGTCGGATGCCTGGGTTTCGAACCCAGCTCGGGGGCCTTATAAGAGTCCCCTAGGTCCCAAGCCTGCATCCATCATAGCTTCACAGCCCAAGTCGTGTCCTCGAATACGTCGACGCGGTCCGCGAATTCCCTATCTACTGCTTTCATCACGCCACGGAAGCGCTTGTCGTAGTCATGCCCGGCGATGAACCGCGTGCAATGCGGCAGCCACAGCTTGATTTGCCGTGACACAGCTGCGTCCGTATGCACAGCGTCGATGTACACGCCGTCGACCTTACCGATGAACGGTTCAACGTCCATGTCGAAGGCGTTTATCAGCATGACGTTACGCTGATTGTACGTGTTCTTGTGGGCTTGCGCATGCGCCCAGCGCATGTCGCGCGGATGCATCTCCGCACCGACACAGTCGCCAAGCGTTTTGTCGATTGTTAGTTCCCACGGATCGACGCCGAGCACGTAGTCGAAATACTTGGCGTGGACTAGTGTGCTTTCGCCCTGCCATACGCCCAATTCGACCAATGTTCCACCGCCGTACTTACGGCCAAACGCGTGCAGG